AATGAATGGGTCGATAAGCAACTTGTTAAAGATAATAACGAAAACCTAAAGAAGTTCTTAGAGTTTCGAATTAACTTTTTGAAAGAAGAATTAAATGAAACAGAGAAAGCATTTGAAGAAGGTAATGCTCAGGAAATTGTTGATGGCCTTATCGACTTATGTGTTATCGCCATTGGTACACTTGACGCATACGGCTGTGACGCCGCTGGCGCTTGGGCTGAGGTCATGGAAGCCAACATGGCAAAAGAACGTGGTGTTAAAGCTACGCGCCCCAATCCTCTCGGTTTACCTGACCTTGTTAAACCTGCAGGATGGGTTGGACCGGACCATACGCACACTACAGGTTTCCTCACAAGACTCTTTCCAAGAAAGGAAGACTAATGAAAATTAAAGTAACTCAAGAATTCGTAGATCAATGTGTAGAGCGTTCAAAGATTTATAACGCAGGACAACGATCTGAACAACAACTTATCAGAGATATTGAATGCGAAATCTTTGAGTACCATATGATTAGCACAGACCAGTGGGATGATCATGAATCTTGGAAGGTTGATGGTGTATCCCCGGTCTATGGTAATGTTGATGTCAAATTTATTGATAAGTTCTACAACATTGCTCATAAGAAAATGGCATATCTTGCTTGGCAATCTACAGACGTTGAGACGTTTGTATTCTGTGAGTGGGTTAATAGACCAGAGCGTCTCCTTAAAGCAGGCGATGAAGTTGAAGTTAATGTAGTAGGCACACTGCCTTACATGGATTTCCTTAAGAACCTGCGCCCATCTAAATTTAATGCAGGATACTATGTAAATGCCAGGCAAGTTGCCCAAACATATGAGGGGTAATGTTGATCACATTACTGAGTTACCTTTTGAAATAATTAAGTGCCCATCATGCACCACACGTTACTATAGAATGTGGATTGATAGAGGCACAGATCACTGTCCTAAATGTCTCAACCAGCATATGCTAGAAAGTGAAACCAATGAGACTAACATTTGATATTGAAACTGACGGACTAGACGCTACTAAAGTATGGTGTCTAGTCATGGAAGATATTGATACAGGTCGTATCATGAAATACACAGACTACTCTGATAAATACCACGGCAATATTAAAGATGGCTTAGCTGTCCTTAAGAATGCTGAGCTACTCGTAGCACATAATGGTATCGGATTTGATGCGCTAATGCTTCTAAAGATTTACGGGTTAGACCTGTACCATATGAAGTTCTTCGACACATGGATTGCATCACAAGTACTGAACTATCGCAGACCACATAAGCATGGTCTTGCAGGTTGGGGTCAACACTTAGAGTACTCTAAGTTTAGCTTTGAAGATTGGTCAGGGTTCTCAGATGAGATGATGACCTACTGTGTGCGTGACGTACAACTGAACACAGTTATCTTTAAGAAACTAATGGAAGAGCTAACAGCTGTTGCTGCTACTCAACCACTTATCCGTGAGGGTTTACGTGGTGAGATGGAAGCTGCTAAGTTTGATGCTTACTGTCGCTACTATGGCTGGCAGTTTGATATAGAGAAGGGTAAAGAAACACTCTCTCAAATCATTAATCGCATGAAAACTATTGAAGCTGCGGTTGAACCTAACCTTCCACCGATTACTAAGTACATCGACAAGATTCCTAAGACACCGAAGTTCACAAAGAAAGGTGAGTACACTGCAACCACAGCTCGGATGCTTGGCGAATACTTTAAGAAAGATGTTAAGACCACTGATACACACATGCTTGCAGCAGGTCGTGAGTTCCAACGTAAAGAGGTTGTTAAAGCAACACTCGGTAACATGGAACAGGTCAAAGAATATTTATATTCTATTGGCTGGGAACCAGATGATTGGAAGATGGAACGTGGTATGCATGGCTGGGAAAAGAAATCACCTAAGCTAACATCTACATCTCTTGCTAAGTGTGGTGAGCACGGTTTGCTTATCGATGAATGGACTACACTTCGGTCACGTAAAGGTGTACTCGAAGGTTGGTTCCGTGAACTAAGAGATGGTAGATTACATGGTCGTTTATGGATTGTTGGTACACCTACCTTCCGTTGTCGTCATGAAGTTATCGCTAACCTACCATCAGCTAATGCAGCGTGGGGTAAAGAACTACGTGAATGTTTGGTTGCTGAGCCTGGTCGTAAGATTGTAGGTGCTGACTCTAGTGGTAACCAATTCAGATCTCTTGCACATTATGTTAATGATCAGAACTTGACGGATCAAATCTTGTCTGGTGATATCCATCAGTATAATGCAGACATCATTGGCACTGATCGACGTACAGCTAAAACCTGGATCTATGCATTCTTGTTTGGCGCTGGTCCTACAAAGCTAGGTCAAGTACTAACAGGTAAGAAGATTGTTAAAGCTGGTAACGAATCCATTGAGAAGTATGGAGATGCTATTCCAGGATTAAAAGGGTTGAAAGAAAAGATCGAAACAATCTGGAAACAAACATCTACATACGGACCTGAGGGTTATATCCCAGGTCTTGATGGTCGACGTGTATACACACCTCAGCCTTACCAAACACTCAACTACTTGCTGCAATCATGTGAAGCTATCACAACTAAGTCTGCAGTAGCATACCAAATCGCTAAGATCCGTGAAGAAGGATTGGATGCACAACCTCGTTTGTATTATCACGATGAAGTTGCCTGGTCTGTTGCTGAGAAAGATGCTGAACGTGTACTAGAAATCTTAACTGCATCTTTTGCAGAAGGACCTAAGCAAGTTAATGTAAACATCATGGCAGGTGAAGGTTCAATCGGTAATAACTATGCAGACGTCCACTAAGTATCATTTGTATTCTCCGATCTCTAAGCAAGAACTTCAGCAAGAGTATGACACTTTTGCTGAGGCTTGCGAGGTTGCTCGTAATCAACCAGGGATTTGGGAAGTACATGTAACTAAAGTATCAAGAAAGAAACCTAATGTTGAAAAATGATTTCATTGATGGCTACAACTATACACTGCATCCTAAACCAGATGACTATAGCTTATCTGAATGGAAGCATATGGTTGCTTGCTATCACACAAGTAAAGGTCATGTTGTAAAAGACATTAAGAACTATTACAACGAACACACCGATAAAAATCCAATGTATCCGACAATCCTCGGAACAGAAGTAGGAATGGAGGTCCAATGGATTCCAGCAAAAATATAAACATGCTAGTAGATGCTGATTCTATCTTCTTCAAGGTAGCTTACGGCGCTAACAGTGAATCAGACCTACGTAAAAACTACGATAGCTTCTGTAGAAAGATGGAGCTAACAGTTAAGAATAAGCTGTCGAACCTCTTTGACGATGATGAAACCTTCAATACATACTACGCTGTCAAAGGCAATGGTAATTTCCGTAAGGATTTGTATAAAGAATATAAGAGTCATCGCCCAAGTCTAGATCAAGACATAAAAGATAAGCTAAACTTCTTACACCGATACTCTATTGACAATGGTGCAATAGCTGCTGACGGTATGGAAGCAGACGATCTTGTTGCGATCTGGGCATATGAAGCTAGAGAGAATGAAGACCAGTATGTTATCTGTGGTATTGATAAAGACTTACTACAGATACCAGGCAACCACTATAACTACGGTAAAGATACATGGCAATTCATCGATGACGATGAGGGACACTTACGTCTTATGCTTCAGTGTTTAACCGGTGACAGTGCTGACAATATCCCAGGGCTTAAAGGTATTGGACCTAAGAAAGCGGAGAAGATTCTCCAAGGTATACCTGAAAAACGCAGATGGAATAGAGTTAAAGCTGCTTGGCGTGGTCATGGTGGTTCGCTTAAACAACTAGACATTAGCTATCAACTACTTAAGATGCTAACATCATGGAAGGAATATGACGATATTAGAACACACCTTTACGGTGAAGCCTCTGTCAGCGAACAACATGACGTATCGCAACAAGTCGATCAAGCAGAGGATATACATCGACTATCAGAATGAACTGCGTGATGAAATCCGAGGGGTCGAGTGGCCCTTCGGTGATGATCAAGTTGAGTTCTATATTGTAGCGGGGTTCTCTAATCGAGCAGCTGATATTGATAATGTAATTAAACCACTCCTTGATACGTACCAAGGTATCTTCGAGGAGTTCAATGACAACAAGGTATATCATGCAGAACTACACAAAACCATCGTCCCCAAAGGAAGAGAGTTCCTCTACGTCCGAGTGGGAAGAGTTCCACAATCAAAAGTACAGGAAGGTACAGAGACTGCGGAAAAAGCAGGCCAGCTCTTTGAAGCGGCAGCAGATCCGACAAGCTAAGGAAGAAAGGCTCTGGAGATGACTAGATATACACAAACAGAATGTCCTAACTGCGATTCATCAGATGCATTTACAATCTATGAAGATGGTGGATACTGTTTTTCATGTAACTATTCAGATAAGAAAGTATCAAAAGAAATGAATGATTTCAATAGCATACCTACTGCAACCTCAACTAATAAGCTAGCTGAGATTATGGATCTTAACAGCTTTGCCATTACATCTCGAGGTATTAGTAAGGCCGTTGTCGATCACTTCGGAATTAAAATGGCAGTCAATCCTGATGGTTCAGGTGGCTCACACTTCTATCCATATACTAAGGATGGAAAAGTAATTGCCTATAAAGAACGGCAGTTACCTAAAACCTTTTATATTCAAGGTGACTTTAAAGATACCGAACTATTCGGTCAGGCCCAAGCTATGGGTGGGAAGTCTCTTGTAATTACTGAAGGTGAACTAGATGCTTGCGCAGTTGCTCAGGCATTCTACGATAAGTATGGTAAGATCTACCCAGTAGTATCAATACCTTCTGCATCTGGAACTAAAGTATTACTTGAGCAACTGTCTTTCATTAGACGGTTCGAAACAGTTGTACTATTCTTCGATCAAGATGAAGCAGGTAAAGCAGCCGTTGAGAAAGCAGCAAAGATTATCGGAGCTGGTCGTGCAAAGGTTGCTAAGCTACTAGAGAAAGATCCTTCCGATGAACTCCTAAAGCATGGGTCAGCTAAACTACTGCAAGCTTACTGGGACGCACAAACGTGGTCCCCAGCCGGTATTGTAGTTGGTGAGCCTATCTGGGATCAGTTTAAGGCACGTCAAGAAGTGGAAAGCATTCCATATCCTGATTGTCTTAATGGTTTAAACGAGAAACTACAAGGAATAAGACATGGTGAAATTACTTTGTTTACCTCTGGTACTGGCAGCGGTAAGTCTACTGTCATTAAA